CGTCCTGTGGCCGGCCTGCACCCCCCCTGTCTTTTCTGAACCTTCTCTCCCTGAGACGGTCCGAACAGTGCCAGATTCACCATTTATCAAACCTGATACGCTTAACTTCGATGCAAAATGATGCGGAAGTAAAACAGACGCTACGAGGGGTCGGGCTAATTGGCAGCACTGAGCCTAGAATCCACACGCCTTTATTAACTGGGCCATCTAAATCACAAGAAGTAGCGGATCTAGCCGACAAAATAGGCTTACCGCTTATTCCCTGGCAACGCTGGGTATTAGATGATTTACTAGCTGTAAATGATGTTGGTATGTGGCGCAAAAAAACAGCTCTAATACTTGTTGCACGTCAAAATGGCAAGACTCATTTAGCACGCATGCTCATACTGTCACATTTATTCTTATGGGGATCTAAAAACGTATTAGGCATGTCTTCTAACCGTAATATGGCATTAGATACATTTAGGCAGGTTGCTTACACAATACAAGATAATGAGTTTTTATTAAAACAAATAAGACAGATACGACTTGCTAACGGTCAAGAATCTATCACATTAAATAATGGCGCACGTTATGAAATAGCGGCTGCTACTAGAGATGCACCACGTGGAAAGACTGCAGATTTCCTATACATAGACGAATTACGTGAGTGGACACCAGAAGCTTATACTGCAGCACTGCCAGTAACCCGAGCAAGGCCAGCGGCCATGACTTTAATGACAAGCAACGCAGGTGACGGATTTAGTACAGTACTTAATGATTTAGTAGAGCGTTGCAAATCTTATCCACCGGATAATTTAGGTTATTACGAATACAGCGCACCACAGCACTGCAAGATACATGATCGCAAAGCCTGGGCTATGGCTAATCCAGCATTAGGTCATTTAATAACAGAGGACACATTAGAAGAATCTGTAAACACAAATAGCATAGAAGCTACACGTACTGAGATGTTATGCCAGTGGGTAGATAGTGCAGTAAGTCCCTGGGTGTATGGATCTATTGAAGCATGCAGTGATAGCACATTAGAAATTCCTGTCGGGCCTATGACTATAATGGCCTTTGATATTGCACCTACACGCAGATCAGGTGCGTTAATTATGGGTCAAATGAAAAACGACAAAATAGCTGTAGGACTTGCACAGCTGTGGCATAGTGATATTGCAATAGATGAAGTCAAAATGGCAAGTGACATAAATGAGTGGGCGCGTAAATACCATCCACACATTATTTGCTTTGACAAGTACGCCACACAGTCAATAGCCACACGTTTAGAGCAAAGCGGATGGCGCATGCAAGATGTATCTGGTCAAGCGTTTTACCAGGCGTGTTCAGACTTATCAGATGCTATGGCTAACGGCAGGATGGTGCATAGTGGCCAGGCAGATTTAGTGCAACACCTAAATAACTGTGCTGCTAAAACCTCAGATGCTGGATGGCGCATTATTAGACGTAAATCCGCAGGCGATGTGACAGCTGCAATATCTTTGGCTATGGTCGTAAGCCAGTTGACACGTCCGCAACAAACCGCGCAAATCTTTGTCTAACTTGCACCATAAGTCCTATTTATGGTATAAAGTATACATATGGGTCTATTGTCTGCTTTGGGTATAACCAATAAAAAAGAAACCGTACAAGCGCAATACGCCCCTGCCGTTATGGGCGATAGCATTATTGGATTTGGATATAACACGTTTGGTGCAGGTCCTATGGATCGCACACTTGCAACACAAGTACCAGCTGTTAACAGATGCGCTAATTTAATTAAAGGTGTTATAGGATATTTACCATTAGAGCTGTATAAAAAATCTACAGGCGAAGAATTAGCGAAGCCACTCTGGTGCGAGCAGCCAGATATCCGACAGCCACGATCCGTCACTATTTCGTGGACTGTCGATAGCCTTATATTTTATGGTGTTGCATATTGGCGCATTACAGAAGTGTATGCAGATGATTTACGACCATCAAGATTTGAGTGGATTGCTAACACGCGAGTAGTTGCACAATTAAACGCATTAGGCACAGAAGTTTTATATTACACAGTAGATGGACAAAAAGTGCCGATGGTTGGCGTTGGCTCACTTGTTACATTTCAAGGATTAACACAAGGCGTATTACAAACTGCAGGACGCACAATACAAAGCGCATTAGATTTAGAAAAGGCTGCAGCTGTAGCAGCACAAACACCTATGGCAACAGGATTCTTAAAAAACACTGGTGCAGATATGCCAGAGTCGCAAGTTCAAGGATTATTAGCAGCTTGGAAGGCAGCACGTCAATCAAGATCTACTGCATATTTAACTAGCACATTATCTTATGAGACTGTCGGATTTAGTCCTAAAGACATGATGTATAACGAAGCATCACAATACTTAGCCACACAAATTGCACGTGCTATGAACGTACCTGCATATTACATATCTGCAGACATGAATAACAGCATGACTTATCAGAATATTATTGATGGACGCAAAGAGTTTGTAGCTTATTCACTACAGCCTTATATCTGTGCTATAGAAGACAGACTTAGCATGAACGATATAACTGCTAATGGCCACACTGTGCGTTTTAATATTTCAGAAACATTTTTAAGATCAGACGATAAGGCAAGATTAGAGACAATAGAAAAAATGCTAGCACTTGGACTTATTGATATAGATGATGCAAAAGAAATGGAAGACCTAACACCTAAAGGAAATGAGAGTGGCGATGTTACTTACGTTCAGTAGTCAGATAGAAAGTGCAGACGGTGAGCGCAGAGTCATCGCAGGCAAAATTGTGCCGTTTGAGACTGTAGGTTATACAAGTGTTGGCCCTGTAGTTTTTGCTAAAAATAGTATTGCAATAGGTGACCCAGGTAAGATTAAAATGCTTATGCAACACAAAAACGATAAGCCTATTGGTCGCATGCAAAGATTTAATGAAGAAGAAGACGGAATCTACGCTAGCTTTAAAATTAGTGCCAGCATGCTTGGACAGGACGCATTGATCCTTGCAGGCGAGCAATTAGTTGACGGTCTGTCTGTAGGCGTGGATGTAATTAAGTCTCAACAGAAAAAAGATTATATTTACGTTACAAGTGCTACTTTAAAAGAAGTCAGCCTTGTCGAATCAGCAGCATTTGGAGAAAATGCAAAAGTAACTAAAGTTGCCGCTAGCGAAGGCGAAGCGGATGCAACAAATCAACCAACTACGGAAAGTGAGGCACAAGTGGAAAACACCACAGAGCCAACAACAGCACCAGTGGTCGAGACCGCCCCAGTAGAAGCCGCACGTCCAACGATTAGTGCATCCTTCTATACAGAGCCACGCTCACCAATTAGAACACAAGCTCACATGCTAGAACACAGCATCAAAGCAAAATTAGGTAACCACGAATCAGCACAATGGGTAATGAAGGCAGAAGCCGATGTTGCAAAATACATCACAGCTGCAGATGATTCATTTACTACTAACCCAGCATTTTCACCAACACAATTCGTACCTACAGTAGTAGATACACTTATTGGCGCACGTCCAGCTATTGATGCAATCGGATCACGTGCATTACCAGCAGCAGGCATGACAATTTCAGTACCTAAGATCACTACATCAGGTACAGTTGCAGAGACTGCAGAAGCTGCAGCACCATCTGAAACAGGTATCGTATCTTCATACGTTAACCTAACTGTTAAGAAGTATGCTGGACTACAACGCTACAGTTTAGAAATCCTAGAGCGCAGCTCACCAGAGTTCTTTGCAGCCATGTTAGACAACATGACACGTGCCTATAACAAGGCAACAGATGCAGCAGTAATTGCAGCATTAACTGCAGGCGGTACACAAGCTACAGCAGTAGCAGCATCTTCAGCAGGAATTATTTCCTATGTATCAACAGAAGCACCAGCTGCATACCTTGCAACAGGTGAGTTAGCAACTAAGTACATCGCTGGTACATCACAGTGGTCACTACTATTAGGCGCAACCGATTCAACAGGTCGCCCAATTTACAATGCTGCTAATCCACAAAATAATGGCGGGTCTTCAGTGCCTACCAGTTTGCGTGGTAATGTGCTTGGTTTAGATTTATTCGTAGATCCAAACGCAGTATCAACTACTATTGATGATTCAGCATTTATTGTTGTACCATCTGCAGTATCAATTTACGAGTCTCCAATTTTGAGACTTTCTACCAATATCCCAACATCTGGAGAAATTGAGACATCACTTTATGGCTACATGGCCTGTGGTGTGTTAGTTGCTGGTGGAGTTCGTCGTTTCAACATGACAGCGTAATAACAGCAATACTTTAATAATCCCTAGGGTTTAGTAGCCCTAGCCCTAGGGAGCTTTTTAGGAAAGGAATCCATGGCAGCCACAATGGTCACGCAAGCCGAGTTAAGAAGTAATTTAGGTATCGGCAGTTTATACAGTGATGCAACTGTGGAAGAGTGCTGCCAATCGGCAGAAGATTTAGTTTCTAGTTATCTTTGGAGTAACGATGCGCCAGTAGTCGGCTCATCTATTAGCAATAACGTAGCGACTTTAGTATTAGCAAACCCAGGCATATTTGTAACTGGTCAATCAATAACAGTTAGTAATTCTGGTGCAACTTATAATGGCACATACACAATAACAGGATCATTTCCTGGTACTACAGTTCCAGCATCTATTGGCACAGCATTTTGGAGTACATACGCATTTAGTTCATACCCTAACGGTTACAGTATTGTTCAATATGCAAAAACAGCTGCAGACGACCCATTTCATTTTATTAAACCATACGGCAAGGCCGTTGGCCCAGACACAAAATCACAAGCTTATACTGCGACCCCTGCTATAAGAGAAGCCGCGATGATCGTAGCTGTAGATATATGGCAAGCCAGACAAGTCAGCCAAACTGGTGGGGTAGGCATGGATGGGATCGCTGCGTCGCCCTATCGCATGGGTTATCAGCTAATAAATAGAGTGCGTGGTCTCATCCAGCCGTATAGTAGCCCTAACTCACTGGTCGGCTAATGCCAGCTGCAATTACTACATTACGCAGCACGCTAGCGACAGATTTAACTAATGCAGGCGTATGGTCTGTGTTTAGTTTCCCACCAGCTACATTATTGGCCAATAGCGTAGTGGTCACACCTAGCGATCCATATCTTACGCCTAGCAATAACGATTACATAACAGTAAGCCCTATGGCTAATTTTAAGATTTTAATAACTAAACCAGCGTTAGATAACCAAGGCAATCTAGCAGGCATGGAAGATTACATATTAGCAGTAGTAACAAAATTATCAGAGTCAAATCTAGTAATAAACATATCTGCTATCTCAGCACCTAGTATAGTTAGCGCACAAAGCGGTGACCTGTTAGTTAGTGAGATAACAGTTAACACACTAACGAGTTGGAGTTAAAATGTCATACAATGGATTAACAGAAGAAGAATATAACTTTCTGGTCAAAATAGGCCAGATTACTGACCAACCAGCAGCGGTTAAAAAACCAGCGGCTAAGAAAGATGAGGACAACGAATAATGGCAATCTATCTAAGTAATGGCGTTGTTGTCACGCTGAACAGTATCGCTCTAAGCGATCACGTAACAGCCGTAACAATTAACCGCTCATTTGATGAATTAGAAGTAACAGCTATGGGTGACACATCACACAAGTTTGCAAAGGGCTTGGAAGCAAGCACTATCACTTTAGATTTTCTAAATGACACAGCCGCAAGCAACGTAAACGCTACTTTGCAAGCTGCATGGGGTACTACAGTGCCACTAACAATTAAGCAAACTTCAGCTGCAACAAGCGCAACCAATCCGCTTTTTAGCACTACAGTGCTAGTCAACAATACACAAGATGTTAATGGCGCAGTAGGCGACATATCATCACAAAGCATTACATTTACCTGCAATAGCGTTATTGTAGTAACTACATCCTGAGAGGCTGAATAATGGCAAAGCTAAAGATAACAAGGGCTAATGGCGAAGTATCTGAACACAAGATTACGCCAGGTGTCGAGTACGCTTTCGAGTTAAAATATGGCGCAGGAATTAGTAAAGTCCTACGTGATCACGAACGGCAAACTGAGATTTATTTCTTAGCCCATGAGTGCTTACGTAGGGCTAACGTAACTGTACCTATGTTTGGTATTGAGTTTATAGACAGCTTAGAAACTGTCGAGGTATTAGACGAAGAAAAAAAATAACGCAGCGTGATTCTATTCTTTACACAGTGGCTGCTTTAAGTGTAGAGACTGGGATCGCGCCTAGTGAGTTTATTAACATGGACTCAGAGATGTTAAGGGCTATAGTGCAAGTGCTACAAGATCGCGCAAAGGAGATTAAAAATGCCACTCGTCGTAAACGGCGTTAGAGAATTTCTCAAAGCGATTGACAATTTAGACGAAGATATGTATAAAAACGTCAGAGCCAGTTTGAAGCAACCAATGATTAAAACAGCTACAAAGGCAAAACAATATATGCCATTTGAGCAAAACGTGTTAAGTGGTTGGTTAAAACAGGCCGAGCCGCAAGAAGGACAGCGCAGGCCATTTCCAGCTTATGATGCAGGTGCTGCTAGGGCAGGCATCAAATATAAACTTGGTCCTAATAAAAAAACAAAAAAAGGTTATAGCGTTTACAATTACGTAAGCAACGAATCAGCCGCTGGTGCTATTTATGAGACTGCAGGACGCAAAACCACTGGCGCACAAGGTGCGTCATTAAATCCTAATGCTGGCATACAGTTTATAGCCGCATTACCAAAAGTTGAAGATGCAACTATGTCAGGCGCAGTAGGTCGCAGAGGACGCAAAAATAAAGGTCGAGCCATTTACAAAGCCTGGAAAGAAGAACAAGGCGATGCGTACAAAAACATAGAAAAAGCAATTAACGAAGCAATATTTCAATATTACAAAAAATTACCATTAGAACAAAAAGGCCAAGTATTAGGCTTTTACAAAGAGCGATCAGCTCGCGGATTTAAGGGCGTGTAATTATGCCAACCTTAGTAGTATCCGCACTTAGTACCTTTGACAATAAAGGCTTAAAAAAAGGAAAAAAAGAAGTAACTGCATTTGATAAACAAATAAAAAAACTAGGCAAAACATTTGCAGCTATAGGTGTTGGTGCATTTGCCAAATCCGCAGTCAACGCATTTATAGAGTCAGAGAAAGCAGCGGCTAAACTACGCACCACAGTTAAAAACTTAGGCTTAGAGTTTGAGCAACCAGGTATAGAGGATTACTTAAAGAAGTTATCGCTGCAATTTGGCATAGTAGATGAAAACTTAATTCCAGGCTTTCAACGTTTACTTATAGTAACTAAAGATGTTGCTAAAGCACAGAGTCTATTTGAGACTGCACTAAACGTATCGGCAGGCACTGGTAAGGATCTCACAGCTGTATCTACTAGCTTATCTAAAGCATATTTAGGTGATAACGCAGCATTAGGCAGATTAGGCGTAGGGCTAAGCAAGGCACAATTAAAGTCAGCATCATTCTTAGAAGTACAGCGCACACTTAACGTTAATTTTGCAGGTCAGGCCGCAGCAGCTGTAGAAGGCTATGCAGGCAGTATGGCTAAATTAACTGTAGCCGTAGATGAATCTAAAGAGGCAATAGGCAAGGGCTTATTAGATGCTTTAGCAGCATTATCTGGCAGTAACGATATAGATACATTTACTAGGAAGATGGTTAATGCAGCTGAGAAAATAGGCAGCGCATTTGCAATTATTGGCGATGTCTTAGGATTACTAATGCCTAATGCCAGCGTTAAAATCGGTGGCAAGTTTATGCGTAAGTCAGATGTAAACGCACCCAGATTATCACCAGCTAAATCTAGAGCTGATCTTATTGCAAGCATGCAAGTAACCAAAGCACGTAAAGAAGAATTTAATATAATTACAAAGAAAAATGCGTTAGAAAATAAGAACGTAGAAGAATTAAAAAAGAAGTTTGATTTAGAGCGCATAGGCATTAACGCAGCCCTTAACGCTGCCACCGATGAAGAAACTAAATTACGCCTAAAAGCACAGTTAGCAATTTTAGATAATAACGATGCTTTGGCTAAAAAGTTATTAGCCGAATTAGAAGCTGCAGAAGCACTAAAGAAGTTAGCAGCGGAAGCGGCAGCGGCTGGTAAAAGTCTTACAGAGTTTGCTTTAATACAGGTTAGATCTTTAATTAACAGAATAAATGCACAGATAGAGTTAATTAACGCACAATTTGGCATACCTTCTGCAGCACCAACCGTGAAAGCACCAGGTTTACCATCACAACCTGCAAGTTACTTCCAAGATCTAGCAACTCAGTTAGTAGGATCATCTTCTTATGCTGGTATGAACGTATCACAAATAGCAACCGAGAGAGCCAGGGAATCAGGCAATAGATCATTAGATGTAAACGTAAGGATTGATTCACCTTCTAGTGATAAGTTTGCACAATTAGTAGCTGAAAGCATTCAAGTTGCTGGGCGTAGTGGATTTAGTACTACTGGTGCAGGACAGTTACCTTAATGACAATACCTGTTATAAATGCCTTTATTAACTTTAGCACTGGGCCTAGCTTTGCACAGACTGCAATAATTGGACAGGCAATATTTGGCACTAACGTATTAGGCGATGCAGCAGCTGTAATTGTAGATGTGTCTAATCAGGTTAACCGTATTGAGACTAACCGAGGCCGTACTGCACTATCAGATCAATTTCAGACAGGCTCACTAACATTACGCATAGTAGATCAGAATGGCGACTTTAACCCACAGAATGTTACTGGCCCGTATTATAATTTATTAACACCTATGAAGAAGGTGCAGATTACTGCTACCTTTAACAGTGTTACCTATCCTATCTTCTCAGGATTTATTACAAGCTACGTAACTACATATCCAGGTGAGTCTGCAGAAGATGTAGCCATAACAACAATACAAGCTGTAGATGCATTTAGATTGGCGCAGGTAGCACAGATCAGCACAGTTACAGACGCTACGGCTGGACAGTTATCAGGCACACGTATTAACAAGATATTAGATGAGATTGACTGGCCAACTTCACAGCGTGATATAGATGCAGGTCTTACTACTATGCAGGCAGACCCGGGCACTAACCGCACAGCACTGCAGGCACTAACTACTGTAGCCACTTCAGAGTATGGTGCTTTATATGTAGATGCCAATAACTCGTTTATATTCCAAGACCGGTCAGTTACGGTTGGATCTATTGGCGGCACACCCACAGTCTTTGCAGATAATGGCACAGGTATAGATTACTTTGATGCTAGTTGGATTCTTAACGATGTGCTTATATTTAATAAATCTACTATCACTAGGACTGGTGGTACTGCACAGGTAGCGTCCAATCAAGCATCCATAGATAAATACTTTTTACACAGTTATTACTTAGACAGCCTACTTATGGAAACTGATGCCGTAGCCCTAGATTATGCCCAGGCTTATGTGGCTAGTAGAGCTGAGACTACGATCCGATGTGATGCCATAGTGCTAGATTTATATACGCCCAACTACGATACAGGCGTAGTCGCAGCCTTAGATTTAGATTTTTTTGACCCTATAACCATCATAACTACGCAGCCAGGCGGATCGCTGCTAGAGAAGACCCTACAGATTTTCGGTGTGCGTATGAACATATCACCGAATAGTTGGAAAACAACCTTTACAACACTAGAACCTGTCATAGATGGGTTTATAATAGGCAACGTAGATTATGGGATTTTAGATACCAGCGTCTTATCTTACTAAGGAGTAACAAATGGCAACAGGATTTCCAGCAATAACAGGTGATGTACTTACCAGTGCGATGTTTAATGGCTTAACTGCATTTACAGTAGGTGCTGCTAACACAGTAGATTACACAGCTGTATTAGCAGACCAGTATCAGGTATTACAGCTAATGAATAAAGCCACAGCTGTAGCATTTAAGATTCCAACAGATGCTTCTGTAGCGTTTGCAGTAGGCACAGCAATTACAGTATTAAATATTGGTGCAGGCGCAGTAACAATTAGCGCAGTTACACCAGGCACTACTACAGTATTAAGTGCTGGCGCAACTGCAGCATCACCAACTCTTGCACAATATAAATCTGCAGTGTGTATTAAAACAGCTGCTAATACATGGTATGTAGTAGGGGCTATTGCATAATGATAGGAAATATTATTTCAGGTTTATATGCTATACCAACACCACCAACAATCTCTGTAGATTATCTTGTAGTTGCAGGCGGTGGTGGTGGTGGTTACAAAGGCGGTGGTGGTGGTGCTGGCGGTTTACGATGTACTGTAACTGCAACAGGTGGCGGTGGATCATTAGAAAGTGCTTTAACTATAGATCCAAGTACAAATTACACAGTGACTATTGGTGGTGGTGGTGTCGCTAGCACATCTACCACAGCTGGTGGAGATGGTTCTAACTCTGTGTTTTCAACTATTACCTCAACAGGTGGTGGCGGTGGTGGTACTGATAGCAGTGGTGTTAAAAATGGTAGAACAGGTGGTTCAGGTGGTGGCGCAGCAGGTGGTGGGTATGCCCCATCAGGAACTGGTGGTACTGGCACTACAAATCAAGGTTTTGCAGGTGCTGGAAATGTAAGTCCACCTGTTTACAACGGCGGCGGTGGCGGCGGTGCATCTGCAGTTGGAATAGGAACTTCTAATGCTGGTACAGCCGTTGGTGGTGCAGGTGTAGCAACATCTATCACTGGTTCATCTGTAACTTATG